AGCAATCCTTCCCCTTTCATCTTCGGTTCAAGGTCTCTCCTGGCTATGACAGCGCTTAGAACACGGCTCCTGCTGCCTCTGGGGATCTGTTCATAGGCACGATAGGCCTGCTCTGTCAGGTTCAAACTCACTGTTGGCATGTGAACGGCGACTCTGTGATTACTTATTATTGTTAACATAGCACGATCAGGACGAACGAGATTAAGTAGCCCATGGCCTCCTTACGCTGCACGTTGCGGCTTGCGTGTAGTCTCAGTTTGCGGGTGCTGGGTGTTGGCACAACGTGTTCGGACAAGAAGATAGGGCGCAGAATGGACCCAAGGGCCCATTTCCACCCGAATCTATAGATTATAAACCGTAGTCACCCGCGTACGCGCATGGCAAAGAGTAAGACCGGATCGTTCTGGTTGACTGAAGTTATTACGCTGCCCGCTACCGCACCTGTGGGATCTAGGATACAAGGAACACTGGATTTGGGTGCTTACGTTGACGTGGGCGATCAGCAGGCCATCGCCGTCGAAGTCGTGGACTTCATCCATCAGGCTAGTGATGATTATGGGTCCAACGTGGACGGGATGCTTAACGGGAACGGTTCACTTACAACTCAACTTACAGATCTTAACCCTGGCACCCTGTTTGTTCGAGCAGACGACAACTCGTTGATTGCTTCAGGAGCCATCAACATTGATATCGCCAACAACATCGTTACCAAAGATGCAGACTTTTTTCCGGATTCGTTTGGGAAACTGGATGAATCAAGGCTCGTGGTGAATGATTCGCTCTATGTGGTTGCAGGTGTTGACAGCGCCTCCATCGGTGCCGTGGATGTCTTTGTGACATGCCGCATCAAGTGCCGCATAGTCAAACTGAGCACGAAGGATTGGATGGCCATCGCTATCCAGAGCACGGCTAGTGACAATTGAGGTGGTTAGCCTGGCTAACTTCTGTCCGAACTGCGGCGAGGCCCTCGGTTCGCATGGGACCACGAAGGGAGAAGTACGATCAACAGCCAGGAGAGCCTACATCACCCCAGAGAAAGTGAAGAAGGTCAAGCGCAAGGCGAGCGCGTACAACAAGCGATATGCTAAGGCATTTAAGAAGTTGAAGAGAGCTCATCCGCGGACATCCTTTGCTAAGTTGGCGAAGAAGGCCCACCGATTAGCCAGGAGAAAGTAGAATGGCTGAGAAACAAGTCAAAGAGCGATTGCTCAGAAAGTTTATCCCACCCGTAACCATTGCTGTAGAAGAGCCAGATGTTTTCACTACATCTGGCGCAGGATGGGAAATAATCACAGCCACTGATTCAGAAAACAATCCGACCTATTGGGCCGTCTTCCGATCCTACTTCGATCTCTCAGGTATAGTTGAGAAGCAGGAGACACTCTTCACAGTAAACCCGATGTTCCAAGAAGGGTGTGATTGGAACTTCATTACCGAAGACCCGTTAGGCGCGCTTCAAGTATGGGATCTGCTCACACAGGAATACATCACTGATGCAACCTTCGATGGCGTTATTCCGACCTCTGGAAATTGGGTCGCCCCTGGCTTGAGTGGTGGCAGTGCTCTCGTGGGACTGATTCGGGTCGGCGCACCATACGAACTCGAAGACATTCATTATGGGAATGCACGGTCGTTCCAGTATGGCCCGTTGACGTCAGCGGGAGTGGGGTTCTCTCAATATCTCCCGAATCAAACACGCTCCTCCAGCTGGGGAGTCGGGAGCGCTACAGCAGGACAGAAACTCTACATTACCAGGGCGATCCATATCTCAAGCGCCCTGGCAGATACTCCTCCTAGTGTTCAACCACTGAATCAAATTGTATCTCCCCCTACTGCAGTAGTCGTTCCCTCTCTCATCACCCAGGAGACTGACCTCCGCTACATCGAGCGCCTCCGACGATCCTACGTCGTGCAAGGCACGGTGGATTGAATGGGCACTATCAAGAAAGCCACGGCAGTCGTGGCGCTCGGTGGCATCACCCTCTACATGGCTGGTCTCGGAGGGTGGCCACTCATCAGGTGGGTAGGGGGTACATCTTGGTTAGGAGTTCGAGCCACCGGCGCTTTCCTAGGTCCACCTGCTTGGATTCTTTTGAAAGATATTGCAACCGTCGCTGTTGGAACTGGCAAGTTGATTGTGGAAACTCCGACAGCCAAGGCCGTGGGTAGGACGGCAGTCAAGGGTGGAGTGGTGGTGGCGGCTGTCGGCGTCGGCTACACAGCTGGCGCAGTGACCGGGACCATCATCGTCAGCAAGGCGGAGGAGAAAGGGATCGTCTATGAAGGAGCCACTGAAGATGTCCTAGACTTTTATCTAGGCCGAGCGGAAGGGGAATATTGGGGCGACTACAATTGGAAAGGAGAACCAACGTCAGACGATCCAAGCCGCCCTGGATACTTCAACGTCCCTGGTAATCTCGGGATCATCGCTGACCACGTAAGGCACGGTCACTACTTCGGCCACTGACCCCGGTCTATCGTGTATACTCGTTCAGGGATTGCTGTTCCCTGGGCACGCGTACAGAATTTCCGCACTCAGGGCAATACCAAATTCTCCGCTCCAGGCTGAAGATCATCTTCGTATTGCATTCGCCTCCAATCTCTGGAACATAACTCAAGCAGAACGTCATTCAATCAGCCTCCTGAAGTTGTTCAATCGTCCTGCCCTGAGCCTCGACCATGGCCGTCAGAGCAAGGATAGCTTCCCTGGGTGTGGTGTATCCCATATCTGCGAGCAATCCTTCCCCTTTCATCTTCGGTTCAAGGTCTCTCCTGGCTATGACAGCGCTTAGAACACGGCTCCTGCTGCCTCTGGGGATCTGTTCATAGGCACGATAGGCCTGCTCTGTCAGGTTCAAACTCACTGTTGGCATGTGA